GTCGCCCTGCTGCTCCTCGGGCTCAACGCCCAAGCCAAGACCGACGCCGCCTTCCTCGAGGCCGTCGCCGAGGTCGAGTCCGGGCACAACCGCAAGGCCATCGGCAAGGCCGGTGAGCGTGGCCAGTATCAGGTCGGCAAGGCCGCTTGGGACGACGCCTCCGCCCGCCTCAAGGCCGAGGGCCACTACGCCTTCCCCTGGTCTAAGTGGCGCGACGCTACGGCGCAGGACATGGTGGCCGCTTCGCACCTCCGCTGGATCAGGGCGAACTTCCACCGCCTCGGCATGACCGACCCGACCCCCGAACAGATGGCGCTCGTCTGGAACGTGGGCTGGTCCGCCGCTCAGGCCCAAGGCTTCCGAGCCAACGGCTACGCTTTCCGCGTGGCCAACCTTTTCCGCTTGTCCTTAGCCAAGCCGCGTTAAAGGGTCTTGATGTGGCTCATCTCATCGTGGCAATCGACCCTGGCGTAAACGGCGGCATCGTCTGGTCGGCGGACGGCGACCCTGTGGAGTGCGCTAAGATGCCCGGCTCTGATGTCGAGGTCTGCCAACTGCTCGCCGATCTCAGCTGCAAGGCCAAGGACGTCAGCCTCTACCTCGAGGAGCCGCCCCTCTTCGCCGGCAAGAACATCCCTGGCTCCGCCATCGGCAAACTGATGTGGAACACGGGCGTCCTCTACGGCGCCGCCGTCGCCATGGGCTGGAAGATTCACCGCATCCGCCCGGCCATCTGGCAGAAGACGCACACCTGTGGCACCAAGGGCGACCTGACCACGACCCAGTGGAAGAACAAACTGAAGGCCCGAGCTGCCGAACTGTTCCCCACGCAGGACGTCACCCTCTGGAACGCCGACGCCCTGCTCATCTTCGACTCCGCCACCCGCGGCGTCATCAACTAATCTCCCCATGAAGAAAGACTCCAAACTTCCCACTGAATACCGCATCATCGCGGACTCGTCATACATCGTATTACCCGATCAGAAGGTCGCCCGCCTCCTGACCCCGACCGTCCGCAACGGCGTGACCTACTACAACCTCTTCGTCCCCGACTACACCCGGATGTCCCTGGCTGACATCGAGGCCACCATCAAGGCCGGTGAAGTCACGAAGGCCGACGCCTCCAAATAATCTCCACCATGAGCACCAAACCCACGCCCCCCACCTCCGCCACCGCCTCCCTCGTCCAAGCGCTCGCCGCCCTGGACAACGTGAAGGCCAACAAAATCAACCCGGCCTTCAAGGCCAAGTACGTCTCCCTCGACGCGCTGCTCGACGCCATCAAGCCCGTGCTGCTCGACCATGACCTCGCCCTGATCCAGACGCTCGTCAGCCAAGAGGGCAAGGTCGGCGTCTCGACCGCCTTCCTCCACGCGTCAGGCGAACGCTTTGAGTTCGGCACCCTGCTCGTCAAGGCCGAGGGACTGACCGCCCAGCAAATCGGCGGAGCCATCACTTACATCCGCCGCCAGTCCATCCAGACCGCCTGCGGCATCTCGGTTGACCTCGACGATGACGGCGCCGTGGCCTCTGGCTTCCGTTCTGCGGCCTCTTCCCCATCCGCCCCTGCCTTCTCCCCCACCCCTCGCCCCCTGACCAAATGAGCAAGCCCTCCGACGACTTCGACCCCTTCGACCCTGTGGCCGGCGCCATGCGTGCCATGCACCAGGGCAACCTCCTCGCCGCGGAAGAGGCCAAGCGCAAGGCCATCATCTACGCTGGCAACGAACTCGCCCGCGTCCTCGACGACATCATGCAGTCCGAACTCTGCCAGTTCGACGCGATCTCCAAGGCCGTCTGCATCGCCACCATCGCCAAGTGGAACCGCGCCAAGACCGGGCAACTCTGATGGCCGAGACACCCAAGGGCATCGAACGGATCGCGGCCACCGTCCCGAAGCAGTACGCCCTGCTGCTTCTCCTGGACGGCTACCCGTACGTCGAGCTGACGGCCCGCAAGCACGCCGACTTCCTGACCGACCTCAACGCCTGGAAGCGCAAGACATACCCGTCCCTGTCCCGCTCCGCCGTCCGTTTCTTTACGCTTGCCCCTAATGGGGAGATAAAGGAACTTACTTTCACGCCCACCCGCTCATGACCAACCGCGAATCAATCAAGCGCCTCGTCGAGAACATCACAGGCTCGCTGGCCACGGTCCAGCACATCGCCGGGCGTTACGAACAGCACGACGCCGACATCATCACGCTCGACGGCCTCAACCGCTCGGCCATCACCGAACTTCAGGTCTTCACGGATCACATCGAGACCGCTGATGAGTCCGCCCAGGTCAAGCCGCTTCATGACCGCGTCCACGTCCTCGTCGTCCAGCTGCGCGTCCTGCGGAATACCCTCGAGGCCATGGAGAACGCCGCCGAGGCCGCCCTTGAAGACGTCCGCCGCATCTCCGCCAGCGTCGAAAAAGCCAGCCCCGAAGATGACAGCCTGTGAGCAAAGCCTGTGAACTATGCAAGGGGGCCTGCTGTGAAAGCATCCTGCTCCGCATTGACACGTCTCCGATTGAGACCGAGTTCTACGACGCTCGCGGTTCAGTCTTCCAACTGCACGGATTTCAATACGCGGAACTTCCTGCTCGATGCCCTTACCTTTCCAAGGCCGGCAAATGCATGACCTACTCTCAGCGTCCTGTCGCCTGCTCTCGCTTTGTCGTGGGCTCGACGATGTGCCTGACCGCCATCGAACGCCGCCGCCCCGATCAGGCCGACGCCATCAAGGCGCTGCTCTGACCTTTCCCACCAACACCAATAACATACCATGCCAGACCTCATCACCGAACGCGTCGTCTACGACTCCATCGTAGCCCTCAACCAAAGCGGAGCCAAGGAACTGCTCAAGTCCCCGGCCCATTACCAGGCTTACCTCGCCCGCACCCGCGAAGAGTCCAAGGCCCTGCGAGTGGGCACGGCCGTCCACAAGCTCGCCCTCGAAGGGCTCGACGCCTACAACGCCACCCACGCCATCGCCCCCGAAGTCGACAAGCGCACGAAGGAAGGCAAGGCCGAGTGGGCCGAGTTCGTCACCGCTAACGAAGGCAAGGCCATCCTGACCGCAGAAGAGGGTGCCTTGGTCGACGCCGTGGCCAACTCCGCCGCCGTCTGCATGAAGAACAACGGCATCGTCCTCTCGAAGACCGAGGTCATGTTCACCGCCTTCCTCGGCGATACCCTGGTCAAGTGCGCCATCGACGGCATCTCCGACGACGGCTATATCTGGGACTTAAAAACTTGTGAAGACGCCAGCCCTCGCGGATTTTTGGCTGCCTGCCGTAAGTATAATTACGGGCTGCAGGCCTACTTCTACCGGCACGCCGTCGAGTCGGCCTACAAGTGCCGCGTCCTCGGCTTCCGCTTCATCGCCGTCGAGAAGGAGCCGCCCTACGCCCACGCGGTCTACGAGCTAGGGCCGGAACTGATGACCGGCGCCGCCTTCGACTTCGAGCGTGCGCTCACTCTATACAAGGACTGCACCGCGTCAGGCAACTGGCCCGGCTACCAGACCGAGATCACCACTATCGACATCGCCGCCAAGCCCAGCGCCGCGACCAACATCAACTTCGCCTAATACCATGACCACCGATAACAACGACCGCCCCCCGCTCACGTCCATCAGCACGAACGGCACCTACAAGCTGAAACTCATCAAGCCCAAGTTCGAGAAGGTCAAACAGTGGGAGGACGGCACCTCGTCCGCCCGCCTGTTCTTCGTCGACGACAAGGGCTTTTGCCTGTCCAAGAACTTCTCCAGCAAGTACGGCAAGGCGCTGGCCATGTTGGTTGGGAAGTTCAGCGGGAAGTACACCAACGAGATCAGGCTGGATGCCACCCCGGCAGAGTACCTGGAGTACCTGTCCCCTGCCTGCGGCCAGACCATTCTCGTCGGCGTCGAGGTCGAGGCCAACGGCGAATGGCAGGGGAAGCCTCAGTACAAGTACAAGATGACCTACCCGAAGGGCTCCCAGAAGCCGACTGTCCCTGACGCGCTGCCGCCCGAAGGCGTTCCCTTCTAATCCCGTGACCGAAGCACCCACGCCCATGGCCGCCCCGACGCTCGTCCTGATCGCAGGCTACGCCAGGGCGGGCAAGGACACGCTCGCCTCCGGCATCCTCGAGTGGTCTACCCGCCCCGCCGAGCACATCAATCTGGCAGACTCGCTCAAAGAAGCGTCCAACCATTTTCTCGATTATCTCGGCCTAGACGGTTCGTTTTTTAACGAGCAGTTTAAATGCGATAATCGGGACGCCTTGGTAAACTTTGGCAAGTTCGCACGGCGCCTAGATCGGGACGTCTTCGCCCGCCACTTCGCCAACTGGTGCCCGGTGATGAAGCACCACGACCAACCCTCCCCTGAGACCGTCGTCTGCTCCGACTGGCGCTACGTCAACGAGCTGCGGGTCTGTCAGGACATCCTCTGGGAGAAGGGCTGGAAGGTCCGCACCGTCTACGTCGCCACCTCTGGGGTCGGTCCTGCCAACGACGAAGAGCTCGACAGCATCGCCGAGATACGGGCGTCCCACCTGTTCGACCAGGAGTACATCTTCAGGCCGTCCTCGCGTAACGCGATCATGACCGAAGGCCGCAACCTCGCCCGCTCATGGAAACTCTGAACACTGACACGCTGCGCTGGGCGAACAAGGTCGGCATCACCCCTGACCGCTTGGCCTTCCTGCTGGCCTGCCCTAAGTACACCCGCACCGGGCGACACGACAAGCCCGCCTATATTAAGGCCGAGAACCCGAATCACCACCTCCAGAAACTCGGCGACTGCTACTGGTTCCGCCTGCGTCGTCGCGGGAAGGACATCGTCGAGAACATCGCCAGCGACCTCGAGACCGCCCGCAAGCGCCGTGACGAGATGCTCGCGGCCTTCGACGCCGGGAAGCCCATCCCTTACATCAACGTCCGCTAATGAGCATAATCCGATGGGTAGCAGCAGGAGACAATCACGGCCAGCTCGTGGACGGAGAGACGCAGGACGCGCTGGCTTCTTTCATCGGCCGCTGGAAACCCCAGCTACGCATTCATACCGGCGACTGCTTCGATTTCGGCGCCTGGAGACGCGGCGCCACCCCTGACGAGCAAGAGGAGGGCATCACTGACGACCTGAAGCACGGCAATTACTTCCTGCGCAAGGTGCTCAAGCCTACGATCTTCATGCAGGGCAATCACGACATCCGCGCCGAGGAACAGATGCTCTCCCGCAACGGTGACCGTCGCGAGAACGCTATGCACGCCGTACAGTCATACACCGATACGCTCCAGGCTATCGGCTGTAAGGAGTTCCACCGCTACTCGGTCAAGGGTAAGGACTCCGAAGGGGTGAACAGATTCCGCGTCGGAAAACTCACCGGCACGCACGGCTTCAAGGCAGGCGTGGCCGCCACCCGCGAGACGGCCCGCACCCTAGGCCGCCCAGGGGATGTCGTGATCCACGGACACACCCACGACTTCTCACTCTGCACGATTGAGCACCTTGAGGCCAGCATCGTCGGAGTCTCGGCCATGTGCTGCATGGACATCAACAAAGCCGACTATGCGCTTCGGAGGCTAGCCACGACAAAGTGGTGCAACGGGTGGCTCCATGGGGTCATCGATGAGAAGACCGGCGACTGCAAGGTCTGGACGGCCCATCGCTTCCAAGGAAAGTTCATCTGCTCGACGGCTTACGACCTGATCTAATGAAGCCGAAGGACTACGCCGCCTTGCTGATGCGCACTCAGCCAACCGCGCAGCCGAACAACGCCGACGACGCCCCCGAAGGCTGGCTCAAGACCGTCGAGGTCACCCGCCTCCTAGGTTATCGGA